TATTATGAGTGTTGTTGATAAAGCTATAGATTTTGTAAAAGGTTTATTTGACTTTAAAGTTCCTAGTATGGGTAAAATAGCTGGTGATGCTGGTAATATGATAGCTAATCTTCTAAAGTCTATTCTACCACCTCCAGATTTCTTATCTTTTGATTTACCATCTATGACTTTATTTGGTAAAAAGTTTGGTGGTGGTGAAGTGAACCTTAATCCTATACCAGATGCAGTTTATAAGTTTGCTGGATTAGATCCAGCAACAGGCTTGGATTTAGTTAATAATGCAAATTCTGTTGAAGCCGGATCAATCGATCCAGTTGCAGAGGCAGAAAAGAAAAAGATGATTACTGGTTCAGAACAAATGTCTAATCCAAGAGGTGGTACAACAAACACCACAGTAATTAGGGATGAGAGAAAAACTATTGATAATGCGAATAAATCCACAACATACCAAGGGCAGTCGTTAATGACTAACAACAATGCCCCTGGCTTAGATGCTATGTTTTAGTTACTTGCCAACTTCTCAAAGTATGACATAGTATCGTCATCTTCTTCACTGACTTGTACTGGTGCTGATACTTCTTTAGTATCAACAATCGGTGCAATTGGATCATCCATAATGGCTTCTGCTGTTCTAGCAACTACCGTTCCAGACAATACAATATCTAGACGAGTTTTAAGTTCGTCATAAGACTTGAAGTTAGTAGGAGCAAGAAAACTCTGTAAGTCGTGTTGACTAGAAAAGATTTCTTCCAACTTATCATCTTCTGCAAGTTTAGTTGGTGAAGTGAACTCTGACTTATCATAGTTCCAGTAACCGTCTACCTTACGAATCTTCAATTTGAAGTCTGCACCTTCATCCAAATCAAAAGCGTTTAAAGGTTTCTCATCTTCAAATGCTGGTGTTGCAGCTTCGGAAATCTTATCCCAAATCTTCTTACCATATCTGAACAAGAAAACTTTACCTTCGTTCTCTGGATGGTTAGGGTCACTTACCACATAGATGTTTGAGTAATAAGATAATTTCCTCTTTTGTTTACGAGCAATTTCCTTATCGGACTCTACACCACTATTCCACAATGCAGTATTGTGTTCTGACACTGGGTCTTTACCACCAGGCAGAGTAGTAAGAGAGTTCTCAATAAACCACTGTCCAGTTGGCCCTTGGAAAGCATGTGAATATAACTTCACCCATGATTTCTCAATTTGTGCCGCAGGCAAGAAACGAATAACTGCATAACCATTACCAGTTTTATCCAACTCTGGTTTCCACATTCTTTCGTCTACATATGATTTCTTTTGAACTTGTGGTTCATCAGCTTCTGCCATGGCACCAAGTAACTTATCCAATGATTTGGACTTTCTATATTCTTCTAAAGACATTATAATACTCCTTTTTCGTATGTTTCGTATGTCATTGTTTTCTGATTTACGCCTAGAGTTTCATCCTTATCACCAATCTGAATAAACATGACGTTAGGAAATTCCTTGACTATCGTGTTAAACTGATCATTCCAAATTATAGGACTGAAACCTTTGGCACTTTCGGATACATAATTCTTTGTACCCTTATACATGTTATTTATAGGTTTGTCAAATTCATTTCCGTCAAACCCTATCATGTATAATTCTTTGGCACCTTGTTGACATGCAAGGTGAATAGCAGTATTTCCAGTAGACCATCCTTTTGGATACCCTATGTCATTTACCATATCTTCACCTAAATGTGTTATAAACAAGCCCACATTATAAGACATCTTGATTCTTAAATCATTCTCGTCTGCATGTGGATTTTGTGCCATAATCTTTTCTATATTTTCTTCTACTGATTGTTTTGTTTTACCTTGAACGACACACCCCCTTTGTTCAGGCATTTCTGTTGTTTGATGCACTCCACCATCACCCCATCCCATAATCAAGGATTCATAACCAAACTCTGGTGGTAGTATATCCCAATCTGCAAAGTGGCATTTATTACTCTTTACATAACCACTTTCATATATCTCTTGTTGCATATTATAGTCTACTGACACTAAATTGTCAACAGTAAAATCACGATAAATTGCATTACACCCCCAAGTGGTCGTCCACTCGCTGTGTCTCACTTCTCTTCTTGATTCACCATTACCGTAAACTATGTGTTTCATTTAGACATCTTTCTGGCAATAGCACTATCTGATGTACCACCTTGTACTTGGTACTCTGCTGTTTCGTTGTTAAAGAATCTCTCTTCCTTTTCAAACTTTAGTTTGTAATGATCTCTATCAGATAAGTTTGCAAGTATATTAAATGCAAGACTTACTCTTTTATGATCTGTAGTATTCTTTCCAAATCCATGATACAAATATGAATTAAACATAATCAATGAACCTTTGGTACATGGAAAAGACAATTGATTTGTAAAGTTTGGATTTGCCCTATTGTAATGTTTTCTCAAAGACATAAATGGGTCGGTATTGAAAGCAACCTTTTCAAAGTTTAGTGGTGGTTGATTAGGATGACTGTCAAAATAATACACACCACTGATTATAGAATTACCGTGGTTGTGCATATTTTGTGAACTGCCTGGATGTGCTTCGTTAATCCAACTTTCATGTATCCAAAATTCATCATATGCAATAGTCATTACGTTATCTAAGTAATCTTTTACACATGATTCAAACCATGTCTTTAATTCGTTCATTTCTGGACGATTTACTATGTTAGGGAGTTCATCACCAAACTGTGTTGTGTTTGGATTGTTACCACCTTGACCAGTAAACTTAAAGTCACTCTTGTAAACAGGCGGATTAGGATTATTGTAAATCTGAATCACACCCATTGGAAATATTGGAATACCGTTATCCATCTACTTCTCCATCTTAGATATATATTTGTCTTTTATAATCGAAAATGGAGTCATTATATATTTGTCTTTTAGATAAGCATCGACATCCATATCTTTCTTATTAGCACGTTTAGTTATATATGCTTTACGACCTTCACTTAGTGTTTCATAATCTTTTGAAAGGTCTTTTGAATAATTTAGATTCATTATATTACTATTCCACTTACTACTTCTGTATATGCTTTATTTATATCTGGATTAGATAATGTAACTAACACTATACCACCAGCACGAAAGATAGCACTCTTAGTGTTCTCTTCGCCTGTCATACAAACACCCCTTGCAAATCCCATTTTACCTTCTGGTGTATTTACAATCATCTTAGGATTATCAAGATGAACGCCTGTTTCATCATTGATATTCAATCGACCAACAAACTCACCGGCATTGGTCAATACTGTTACTAGATCACCTTTTTTCATATTGTTTCCTCTTAGTTGGATATGGTTTACGAACAGAGAGTTCAGAGAGCCTCTCCACTAATTCTTTATTTTTAACAACCAATTCAGCGTTGTTAAATTCCAAGTTTTTAACACGGACTCGGAGACCGTCACACCTTGCTTCAAAGAAACCTTCACTTGATTTTGACATAATTTAATCCTTCAATGTCTGTTTTAGTTTTAATATACTTATATTACCACAAAAGTTGCCCTTTGTCAACACTTAATTTAATATTTCTTCATATGGGTAATTTTGCATGCTTTGGTAAGAAGTGCAAATCTCTTGCATTTGCTTCAATCTTCTCTTTCAATCCTTTACTAATTAAACGTCCAACTGTATCAGGCTCAATTTCATTTCTATCACAATAATCCAATACAGCATCCATGTGTGATATCCTCTTTTCTTTTGCGATTGATTCTATTTTCATGGAAAAAGATTTTGAATTTTGTTTGAATTTTATCACTTTATATCCTCATAGTTAATTAAAAAAAGGCAGGGTTATTTTAGTTCCCCCAGGCGTCCAGCGCACCCTGCCGTGTTGGTATCTATGGCCATTCACTTCGAGTCTACCTTATCAGTCTTGGTAGTCCACCAACATCGCCGATACATTACACCATTAGCTATTTGATGCATTTTTACAGTCGTATCGCCTGCGAATCCTCTTTTTACAGAGGAAAAAGTGGTAGGTTTCTGTTGCTAAGTACCTACCGAACTCCGTGAGATTAAGCAGCTAGTGCATAACCCTCGATTGCAAAATTGTCGTTTGCATTTATAGTCTTGACCAATTACGGAGTCATCCGACAACATTCCTCGCATCTATCCTTGACTGTCGATCCTATTTCGCCCCCATAAGAAACACTCGCAAGCAGTGATTCAATATCTCATCTACGAGTGTTTATGGTGGAGGCGTTGGGTACTGCCCCCAAGTCCAGTTCAATCTTCAATTTGTATCAACACATTGTATTATATTTATACCACATTTAGATACCATTGTCAAGTAAAACTTCTACTTTTGTCTTACTATCTTTTGGTAGATGCATTTCCATACCCTTACCAGCCCCTAAAAGACATGCCACTCCAGTTGTGTAATGTAATTCAATTAGAGTAAATCTACTAGTTTGAGGATTCATTGACCACATAATCTCTAGAGGTATAGTTCCACCCTCTCTTGTTATTAGATAAGCATCACCACTGACAAATGGTATTTCACCCAATTCATCTCGTAACCAAGAAACCATCTCATCTATTGGTTTACATGTCATTGGCCTCGTTATAATAAACTGGGATGGTACTTGTGGTAACACCTCTTTCTCTTCTTCCATATCACAGCATGGTGGTTCTTGATTCGGTTCAATTGCAAATACAGTAGTAGTTAAAGCGATACCGATAAGAACACTAAGCAGTAAGTTTTTCACTGTTCTGTTCCTTTGTTCTAAAGACGCTGACTGCTTCTTTCAACAAAGGCAAGTAATCCGTTTTGTCTTTGATAAACTCTTGAACAGTTCCATCTTCTGTTGCAACAAGTATAACCACTTGACTAATAGGTTGACTTGTTCGTTCTTCAAACATCTCTGCATATGCAGATCCTTGAATGTAATAGTTTTCATTCCAATCATCACTACGTTCTCTTTTTGATGTCTTGAAATCAATAATAGATAAGACTCCATCATATTCTGCAATACAATCTACTCTACCGGCTACTTTATATTTATCAGAATAGAGTCCACACTCTTGTGATCTAATATTGTCAATTTTGCACAAGAGTTGTGAAGATAATTCTTTAAATAAACAGTATGGAAGAAAATCTTTTTTATGTTTAGTTTCATCAAACTCATTGTTTAAATAGTCCTCACACATCTGATGAACTTTTGTACCACGACTAGCAGCAGTTCGCATAACATGATTAGCAACATCGTTACCAACCCTCTTACGCCATTGGACTAAACCATCTGCTTTTCGTCCATTAAGGACAGTGGTGATAGATGGGTATTTATTACCCTCTGGTGTAAGATAGAATCTCTTACCATCTATATTTTTCGTTGTAACTTCTGGTAATACTACCGTTTCATGATTAAACATTATATATCCTTCTTGATTATATAATACAGTATAACACAACATTGCCCCATTGTCAAGAGATATTATGATTTTCTTTTACTACATACATAGTCCAATGTGGGTGTTTCTTTGATAAATGGACTGCTTCTTTTTCTAGTTTCTCTTTTGATGAACTGTAACTTTTTACCCATGTTTTGTATGTGTTTTTTACGACTAATTTGTACTCGTCATTCTTCAACCAATTTGCCTCATTCTTTCTACTAATCTGTCTGCCCTTTTAGTTACTTGACGATACCATTTGCTGTCTACCATCTCATCTGCAGCTGCGTTCCAATCTTTCGCATCTACTCCACGTTTCATACCTTTAAACTTTGACAATCTTGGTCGGCCCATATTGAACATCATGTTTGCGACTATTAATTGCACTTCTTCTGGTAAATCATCAAAGTCTGGATATAGTCTGATACAGTCTGATAAAACATTCTCGACATCTTGGTTAAATGCTTCAGCAACTCTAACCTTTGTGATAAGAGTTCCAACTTCCCATTTATGCTCTGGGTCTGATTCCAAAACAAGATGGCCAATTCCAAAAGTAGGCAGTCCAAGATGGTCAAGATATATCTTTCCTACACTTCCCTCATCAACTGCAATTTCCTCTCGTAATTTATCTATGTTCATTATTCCATCCCTATCCCTAGTTTCGTTTTTTGTATTAAGTAGTTTCTTACAAATCCACTTCGTACAATATCTCCGATTGTAAATTCTGTACAGTTAAATTCTTTCATTTCCTCTGCAATTCTTAGAAAATCCCAAAGTCCATTTTTCTCGTTTGTTCTTACCAAATCACTTTGTGAAAAGTCTCCACAAAATGCTATCTTGGAGTCTTGTCCAAGTCTGGTTGTAATCGTATCTAACTCATGGAAATTTAAGTTCTGACATTCATCAACTATAACAAGAGCATTGTCAAATGTTAATCCTCTTAGAAAAGATGTTGACAAGAAAAACAATGTTCCTTGTTTTTTCAATCTTTCATACAAAGAAGTAAATGATTGTTCGTTTGGCATTTCAAACATGAACTGAACCATGTTAGAGTATGGAACTTGATACAATGCTGATTTATCTTCTTCATCGCCTGGTAAGAATCCAATCTCTCTTGTTGGTATAAGTGATCTGACTATAATAACCTTATCAATCTTTGATGTGTTATCTAGTGCTTCAGATAGTCCATTGAACAATGAAACAAAGGTCTTTCCAGTTCCTGCTGCTCCATATAGAAACTGACTTGCCCCAGTTTTCCAACTTTCAAATACTACTTTTTGGTTATCCGTTGCTGGTTTAATAGCAACCATATTCTTTTTTGTTATTTCTAATTTTTTAGTCATTTTCTACTCCATTTAGCATAATATCTTCAAGTTTAGAACCACCTTTACATACAAACCCAGGCGGTGCCCATAATTTATGGTTTAAATCATTCTCTTCTGTGCAATCTGGACAGAATCCAAATCCATTAGTTAGAATTTTTACAACATGACCTTTATCACATTTACCTACTAAACCAGTAAAATCAAATAAATGTTTTGTTACTCCGATTGCCATATTAATATTCTATCCCACTCTCTTTTCTTTGTACAAAGGGCATTTAGTTCATAACCACCCCATCGCTAGTTTAGTTTCATACGGCACCATCTCCATATTGAATGGTGGATCAAAAGTACAGTTTACTATACAATCTTTTGCACCAGTTTCATTTAGACCTGCCTGTTTTATGTTTTCACTTATCTCATCTGCCATAGGACAAAATGCACTTGTAAGTGTATGTGTTATAGTAACAACCTTATCTACAATCTCTATGTCATATATCAATCCTAGATGTATAACAGAAATAGTAGGCATCTCTGGATCATATACTTGTTCAAGATTCTTTACAATCTTTTCGGCCATGTCATTTTTTTCTTCTGGTGTCATTTATATGTGTGCCTACCATTAATGGTTTCAGCTTTATTTAGATTGTGTGATGTTCCACCGTCTGTTACTTTTGCACCAGTTCTTTTCTTTATAACTTGTCTTGCTTTCTTTTTCGCCATGTTCTCATTACTACCGTATCTAGAAGCAAGGGGCGAGTTAGGATGTGCCTCTGCAATCCTAGACATGTTCTCTTTGAAACCATCGTCTACTTTGTGTGTTCTTCCTTCAATACCACCCACAATCGCAATTGCTACTGGAACTTGATTGATGTCTGGATTGTTCTCTAGGAATGTTTCTTTTTCAGACATTCCCATAAACTCATCCCAAACCTCACCGTCTTTATTAAATCTATATGTTGGCATAATTTTCTCCCATGTTTATATATGTGTCCATCGCCAGACGTATCTAGGATTCTTTATCAAATCCTCACCATCTTGATACATCCCCATACTTTCCCTATGTTCTGGCACTTGTTCTTGTATTCTCCAATGATCTTTTGTCATCAAGTTTGTATCCGTGATACCAATACCATCTATCTGTGTTTTAAATCCAACTTCATCACCTAACATTGTGATGTTCTTTTCATTCCATATTGTTCTTTTACTATTTGCATGTAATATAGCAGTTCCATCTTTTTTTAGTAGATACTTTATTACTTTAATGACTCTTCTATTATATTCCCAATCTTCTGGCGCATTTAGTTCATAAACTGACCATGGGCCAAAACAAAATACAAAGTCTGCAACATTAGGTTTGAAGATATCAGGCAAAGTATTTACATCTCTTTGTAAATCTACTTGTGGTAAATGTGTAAGGTCTACACCAATAACATTTCTTACAATCGGTTTGAAATAGTTAGCACCACACCCCAGATCAATGACTAAATCTGGTTTATGTGCCGCTATCTCATTTGCTAACTTTTCACCAGAGAGAGTTCTGTATTTCGGTAGGTTTTGTCTAGTGTCAAAATCTACTTCATTTGTGTATCTTTCTCTGACATCATCTATTTCTACACCACTAATATTTCTTTTTTCGTGTAGTCTGGAATCATAATCACTCATTTTGCAAACTCATAGTGTAACCTTGGTCTAACTTTTACGTCTATATGATCTATATAGTGAACTTTGTCAAATCGTCTATTCCATTCATTCATCACTTTACCTTTTAAATCTTCACCAATACCCTCTGTATCAATATTCTTTAAATCTGCCAAGTCATTTGTATTCATACCAATCATACCATAACCTTTAAATTTAGATGCATCTTTTACAGCATTTTTGTATAGTTGAATATGTTCATCTGACATCAAAGTTAAATCTGTATGTTCAGTTGCCATATTGACAACATCAAAACCAAACTCATCTGCCCATCTCTGAATCTCTTGTGTAGTCCAAGGGTAATATGGATATCCAGATTTCACTCCTCTATCCTCATCACTTAAATGTCCAGGCCTTACATGTCCAAATATTCTATTTGACATCTTACGAAAAATATCAAAGTTTACATAGATATCTTCCACAGTTCCAAAGTTCATTGGGCCTATGCAATAGATTAAATCGAATGAGGGATGCATTTTAAAATACCACTCTCTGATATTATCTATAACATCAGCGCCTGTCTTGTGTCCTAGTTTCCGATAGTCTAATAAGTCTATCCCTACAACACCTTCCAGATGTGGTTTAAATAGATTTGCACCACAACCAACGTCTAACACAGAGTTGGGTTTTAGTTTTTCATTAATGTATTTTATACCAGCCTGACCAGTATGACTTCTATATAAAGAAAATGCTCTTAGTTGGGGATTCCCAGCAACTGAAAAGTGTTCTTTAAGTGCTTCCATCTCGCTGTAATTCATGTATCTCTTCCGTCAATTCTTTGATTCTTTTAATTAAAATGTACTTCTCTTTTGTAAGTTCGGCAATATCAAGCTGATACATTTCAGCTTGTGACATACCAACTTGGTTTATCTCTTCCATTTATTTTACCTTTCCATGTGGCAAAACTCTTCTTCTCATGTATATAGTAAGTATGGTAGGCCTCAATTGGATTGCCTGGTACTTTACAATACTCTGGCATGCATTGTGGCATCTCCGTTAACCCATTCTTGTCACATAAATTATTAGGTGGTCTTTGTAAGTAAATTGATGGTTTACTAGCACCGTGTATTTTGCCGTATCTAAAACTGTATTCTGCAAGTGTCGCCATGTACAAGAAATAGAGGTAATAATAATTACTCCTACTTACTCTTGTCCAAATGGCAGAGGGATGATTTACATGACCTGCTTTGTATAAAACATTTTCCCTTTCGTCATGTAATTTCCATCGTTTGATTCTATGATTATTTTTAGTCCTACCTTCATAAAGTTCACCATCTATCACCCTATGGGCTGTAGACAATAGTTGTGCATATTCTGTACACATCTTGACAACATGTTTGTCTAAATGCATAGAAGCACTTACTCTTGGATCTTTATCTAAGTAGAAAATATTCATATCACCCTCTCACATTAAATAGAACTTGAGGACTCTCAATCCAAATATCTAGTATTCGATATCTCATATTATAACTCTCATCATCATATACCCCTAACCATACGGTTATCGTCTATTTTAATTGTATTAATCATACCACATGTTTTAGCAAATGTCAAGTACTATTTTTCTTTTAATACCCATATAACTGTTTCTTTGCCTGTAGACTCATTTATCAATGGAATTGCTGGTACACTTGGATTTCTTTCCTTGTACTCATATTTCCAAATATATCCTTGTTCCATTTGTTTCTTTGATGTATTGAAAAATTCTAAATTGTCGTAAGCAAAACTGCCTAATATAGATATGATAAATGTCGTGATCATTTTGTACTCCTATTTCTCCCATCTATAAAAGATGTGGGTTTGTATTGTTCTTGTTTTTGTTTTTGTTGCAGCCCAAGCTGGTAGTACATAATCTGCATGGTAGTGAGTTGCACCCTTGACTGTAGGTTTCAACGTACCAGTGAGGACACCATTCGCAACCCATGTAGCGATTACAAATGCATTGTGTTCTTTTACCTCATCACTTTTTCCGTCACAGTACCAACTAAATTGGCATCTGTTTTTCACTGGAAAGTATTTTCTTTTATATTTAGGAAGTGTTACATCTTTTCTTGTTTTCCAAGATTCTCTAATCGGGCCTTGTTTTACAACTTCGCACACTGTATTAGGATATCTTGAATCTGCAACTCTATTCATCGTAACTTCTGCAACTGCAATCTGACCTTCTATACTTTGGTTTTTTGCCTCGTGATACACATTAGATGCTAAGCAAATAAGTGCCGTACTAAGTAGTTCTGTTACCATTATTTTTTACTCCATTGTTTATATTTGATCAAAAGGGTTTCTTGCATCCTATATGCCTGTCTTTCCCACGGTTGTTTACTATATGCACAGTTACTATAATAGCAACCTTTCCAATATACCTTTGATCCTGCTGGTTTACTTTCCTTCAGCATTCCTTTAGCGTATTGCATAACATGTACCATTTCGTGAGTGACACAAGTAATTAGGTCATCTCCTTTTAAACTTTTTTCAATATCAATTTCAAAATGATTTCTATAATCGCCAGGCGAGCATAGTCCATCACAATTCGTTTCGTCTTTCAATTTTATGAGATTTATTTCAACGTCAAGAGTTTTGAACTTGGGAAGCATTTCTTCTACACAGAAGTATGCTATCTCTCTAACAAGTTCTCTCTTAGTTTTTGTACTACCCTCTACTGTAACACAATTATACATTCATCACCTATATTTAGTCATTATATAAAAAGCGGCAGAGGAGAAATGACGCCCCTCTGCCTGACACAACCTAATCACATTACTCATCATATAGTGATTGTGCCTTCTTGATGTCCTCTTTTGATGATGAGATATGAGAGGCGAGGACATAAGAATTTGTAAATTAGTCCATACAACCTTGCATCAAACCTTCTGTAGCGCAAGGGTCTTCAATATATCCTACTAGTGCGATCATACCAATCATTACAAAAAATAGCGTCCAAAATTTCATTACCAAACTCCTAATAATTAACATAATCTAAATCTGTTCCATATTCAAAATGTCCATTGTCCATATCGAATACACACTGATCAATTAACTTGCCCCAAATCTCTGGAACAGTGATACCTTCTTTCTGTCCAATCTTTTCACACAACTCAATCTTTTCAATTGTTGCACAACCAAACTTTCCAATTACTGTATCACCAACTTTCAATTTAAACTGCATTTTTTTGAACCTCACTGTAAAATTCTTCTAGTTGTTCTTCCAACCCCATGTCGGAATCAAACCCCAGCAAATCCAAATTGATATCACCTTTTCTTTGTGAAACCATTGTCATTGCAACAGCGTCTGAAACTGAAATGGGTGTTCCCATTTTTAGATAGTTAGTCATCTTGTCCATGAATAACTCTGTTAGTGCCCAATAGTAATTTTTAACTTTCATATTATTTCCTCTCATCATTGATTATGTATATACTATAACACGATAAGTGGGGCGTTGTCAACCCCTAAAATAAACCATTGATAATACAGCGTTTTATCCTATCCGTTTGCCGCACCAGCAGCTGATGGGTACGAATCACTTGCAACGATTCGGTTTCCTTGTCTATCAAATGTTTCTTTGGGAGCATTAGGGTCTGGAACTACATAACCATCATTCCAACCAAATGCCTCTTTAACTACAAATTCTGATAAACCTTTGTATATCTTATGCAAGGCTTTGTCTTTAGCACCGTTTAGTACTCTTGCTTCTCCAGCAGATAGTCCTTCCAGCATTTGGATATACATATTTTCTCGTCTGTTTTGATTGATATTTTTATCTGCACCTTTAATGAAGTGCCACAACTTTTTTGATTCTGTAGCAAGTCTAGTATGTTCTGTACCATCTGGAGCATCATTCACTCGAAATGGAACATCACCTTCTGGAATTGCCCAATATATGTTAGGATCAAAAGATGCTTTAATAACCATCCTCAAACCAGCTGTATCGTATTTTTTCAGAACTTTTACCTTCTGTTCTTTAGTTTTTGCTTTATGCACTTGATCTAAAACTTCGTGATAAAGTAGTGTGAAATCATCGGCCATGTTAAAATTCTCCTATATTTTCTGTTAATTCTCTTAACCGTTTTGTTGTGAAGTATGTATAAAGTTTAGAACGGTCACCACAAGGTGCCTCACAAAAATCCACCATAATATCTTTTGCAAGATTCTCTGGAATCATTTTTAAGTCTATCAACTTTTGATTTCGGATATAGTTTCGTCTAATTTCTTCTTCAAAGTCATCTATATTCATATCAATCCATACTTCAATTTTTTTCTTAGTTAAAGGTCTTTGTCTCAACCCTTCCACAAAAGTATGATCTGGCGATAGCACATTTGGTACACCGTCACTTGAATCACCCTTCAATATGTGTTGCTTTATATATGTCTTTGGGTCTTCACCATCGACATACTTTTTCAAGATTGGACTATACTGTTTAACATTAGAATAAGTTTGTAACTGAATGAAATCTTTATCACCACTTATAATCATGATCTTCTCTTCTTGAAAATTCTCTACAAGAGTAGCAATTATATCGTCTGCTTCTGCACCATACACTTCAACAAACTTGTATGGTAAGTTCTCTTTAAATTCTGCTTTGATAGCATTAAGACATTCAAAAATAGCGTTCCAATCATTACTGTCTTTCTCTCTACCCTTTTTCCTATTATGTTTATACTGTTCAAAATAATCTCTACGCCAATAGTGTTTGGAATCATATGTAAGAACAACTTCTCCATACTCTTCATGAAACATATTTCTATACAATCTGATAGAGTTTAGTATCATGTGACGTATCATCTTATCATCAACTTCATCACTTTTTGACATTTGCTTTGACATCATAACTGATGCTAGACAAATTTGGTTCATATCTATAATAATCATTCTTGTGTCGTATCCTTCACATATTTATTAATTGCTTCTCGTAATGGATGAACGTAACCTAATTCTCTCATGATTGTTGCCTTTATACATTCTGTAACAAACCTTATGTCACCCAGCATCTCTGGAGATTCAATATTGAATCCTTCTTCCTTTAATGACTCCATAAATTCAATCAAACAATCTTCGGTTAACTGATCCATAAACAACATATCTTTCTGTATCTTAGATATCTTACTTCGTTTTTCTTTAGATATCTTTTGATAAGAATCGAACCACTTAGTTGGCCCTTTTACGATTTTTGCTGGATCTACCCCTTCGGTACTATCGTCACCCATTTTACTTTTCTTTCTTGTTCACGACCATAAAAATTATCCATCCACTGACCACCTTTTAGATATGATCTAAGATTTCTAATATAACTCTCTATATCAGCAAGTTTAGACATAGAGTGTCTTTCCTTTAACCTTACTTGACGCTTTAACTCTGGTAACTTATCTTGATTCCAAGCAATCCAATCCTTAACATTTTTGGCAGATATGGGATGTTCGTCATCCAACTCTAAAACATTTGGGTGAATTGATTTGTTCTTTGCTGGTTGTTTAGCAGCACGAACTTTCGCCATCTTTTCATGATTATTCAAGACTACATCCTCTCTTCTATTTCTCGTTGTTTCTTCTGCCATCTCTTGACACCTGCCTTTTTGGCAATCCTTCTCTTTTCAGATGGTTTTCTATAACCTTCCGACCTATCTCTGATCTCTTTCATGATACCTTCTTCAAGCATCTTCTTCTTCAAGACTCTAAGAGCTTTGCTGACATCGTTATTTCTAACTGCAACTGTCATACCACTATACTCTTTAGGTTTATCTTCTCTAGGCCTTCGTTGAAAATCGCCTTTGGGTTTCCACCCTCTACTGTTATCTTTTCTCATATATACCTACTTATTAAAGTTGATTGATTTAATTCTACCATTGTATTCAAATGTAAGAATTGAATGTGAGTAGGAAGTTCTTTCAACTTCATTATACCTAGTGATATTTGAACAGACATTTCTAACCTCTTGTTCTTTACTACCGATATTTGAACCGATAACAACACCTAGTATTTTACCAATATCATTACCATCACCAACTTTATTACCAATGATACCACCGATAATAGCACCTAGTAGTGCATCACCATTACCTTTTAGAGCATTGGTTGTACCACTCATAATGCCACCGTTATTAACTTTGACATCTCTACATACCGTAACTTGGTATGGTACTTGTTGGATAATTGTTTTTTCTACATCTTTGACAGATATAATTTTTGCTCCTGCTGGAATTGATTGAGCAGTTGCACTCATAGTTGTAACTGCAGCCACTATGGCAGCACCTATTATTACTTTTTTTAACATATTTAACCTCTTGGTTTGTTATTGTATATATAGATTAACACAAACTTTAACCATTGTCAAGTGTTTTTTTATGTAATTCTACAAAATATTCTGCATCTATCAGAACCAGAGGCCTTGATTTGTTACGTTTTATTACAACTATAGGCTGATAATCACCAGAGTTTTCATTTGCCTGTTCAAACGCCTTCCAGACGTTAACTGATTCTTGATTCTTACACTCTATTGAATATGGAAACTTTGCACGAGCAGCACGGGCCATAATCAAGTCCTCACCACCAGCACCCATACTTCTGGATTCTACATCCTCTGGGTGTACCTCTAATTTCTCAATCAATTGGTCACGAACCCATTGTTGTAATCTTCTACCTTTAGCTTTTGCTGATTGTGTTTTCATTATCAATCCCACTCATCTTCATCATCCCATGCTTCTTCACTCTCGATTTCGTCTTGTTGTTCTTCTTCTAGTTTTGACCCACAGAATGTGCAGAATCCTATTCTGTAATGTCTAGTGCTTAATGAGTGTGAGACTTTAAAATCAGCCTCACACTCTTCACAATTTATTATTTTTGTTGTCATATATTTAATGTTTCATTTCATATGCATCTTCCCAACTTCCAGACAATCCAGCGACTTCGTACTCTGTCACTCTATTCTCAAAAAAGTTAGTATGATCTGCAGCGTTAAGTATCCACTCCAACCAAGGAATTGGATTTTCCTTTACCTTAAAGTTAGTTTTCAATCCTAGTTGTAACAACCTTCTATCGGCAATATACCTTATATATGTCTTTACATCTTCGGCCTTTAAACCCTCTGGTTCACCTAGTGCATATGTCATATCTACAAACTTATCTTCTAGTTCAACTATTTTATCAGACATCTTATAGATTTCTTTTTTAAATTCATCGTTAACAATTTTAGGTTTCTCTGAACAAAATGCTCTAAATAGTTTTGCGATACCCTCAACATGCATTGATTCATCTCTTACTGACCACTCAACAATTTTACCACAACCCTTCATCTTACCGAACCTTTGAAAGTTCAATAACATAATAAACGATGCAAATAAAGATACACCCTCATTGAATACAGATTTTGCAAGAGCAAGTCCTATACCTTTGTGTGTAGATACATCTGAATCCATCATGAAATCTACTTTATCTGCCATCTCCTTATACTCTAAGAAGGCATGAAAGTCACTATCTGGTAAACCTAGTGTCTCATTTAACAATGCATATGCTCTTTGATGAATACCTTCTCTTGATGCAAAAGAACCAAGCATATTTCGTATTTCATTATTCTTAAATTTAGGTAAGAATTGGTCGAAATAGTTTTGTCCAACTGCAACATCTGATTGTGTAAACAATCTTAATACGTTTGTAATATATAATCTCTCTGAATCAGATAACTTATTACCCTTCCAATCTGAAACATCTTCTGATAAGTCTACCTCATCTTCTATCCAATGAACTTTCTCATGTCTTACGACCATTTCAACTGCCCACGGATAATAGAATGGTTTATATGCCTCTGAAAATGCCAAAAGACTTCCCCCACGAATTTTTAGAATTTCATCTGATTTTTCTAATAGTTGTGAAAAACCACCAATCCTAGAACCGTTAACAAAAATCTGTGGCACACTTTGGATGTTACCTTCTTTTCTATTTAATCTTTCTTCTGTATTATTAACTCTTTGATAAAACTGTAACCTTTCATCATCATTTGACATACTATGTTCTGTATAATCAATATTATGTTCATTGAACCAGTTTTTAGCATTGACACAATATCCACATGTTGGACTTGTATATATTTGTACATCCATTTATCTTCTCCTCTTTAACCTTGACAGGCGATACATTCTTCTTCTTCTTGTTTTAATTCTGAATAATCTCTTAATTTATCCAGTGCGACTTTATCTGAAACCTTCTCTGTTTTTGATGTTGTTTCAGTCCTTAAATAATATAATCCTTTACACTCATCTTTCCATGCTTTAAAATGGGTCTGATGTATGTACTTCTTGGATGCACCAGCAGGAAAGAATAGATTAAGTGATTGTCCTTGACACAAAAACTTTTGTCTATCGCCTGCAAGTTCTACTACAAACTCTTGTCTCAATTCTGTAGCAGTCTTATACACTTTCTTTAACTCATCTGATAAAAATGTCAGATGTTGGACACTACCATTGTTTGTAACGATTGAAGTCCAAACTTCGGAAGTGTTCATATTTAGTCTATTCAATTCTTCTTCTAAAAATCCATTCTTAATTAGGTGTGAACCAGCCCTAGTTCTGTGAGTATAAGCATTTGCTTTATTTGGTTCGATTGACGGTGAAGTGCCCACAATCATTGAAGAATTTGCATTGGGGGCAATCGCAAGTAAGTGAGCGTTACGCCTTCCAGTACCCTCCATATCTGGAGCTACGCCCCGTTCAGCACCAAGTTTCAAGGTTTCCTCTACTGCTTTCTCTTTGATATCTTTAAAGATTTTGACGTTCAATTCTTTTGCTGTCACACTTTCAAGTGCAATGTTATTCTTCTGCAAATATGAATGAAAACCCATCGCTCCAAGACCAAGAGACCTTTCTTGTTCTGCTGAATATTTCGCCTTTGGTAAAGTATCTGGGCAGTTGTCAATAAAGAATTGTAATACATTATCTAAGAAACGAATCAAATCATTAACAAGATTTGTATCTTTCCACTCGTCATATTTCTCTAGGTTCACAGAGGATAGACAACACACAGCAGTTCTTTCCTCGTTAGTAGGTAAGTGTATTTCATTACACAAGTTAGAACCATGTATCTTTAAACCTTTATCTTTCTGTGTTTGAGGCATATATCTGTTTGCAGTATCAATAAAATTAATATATGGTTCACCAGTTCTAAATCTAGTCTCTAATAACTCTTCCCACAACTTTCTTGCCGATATACTTTTTCTTGCAACCTTTTCATTTGGGTCTATCAAATCCCAATCCATACCCTCTTCAACGGCTTTCATAAATGCATCTGGTACATTTACAGCGTTATGTAGATTCAATGCTTTTCTTCCAACATCACCAGTTGGAATACGAAGCTTTAAAAACTCTTCAATGTCTGGATGTGAAATATCAATATAAGCTGCATACGAACCTTTTCTAGTTTTACCTTGTCGGTAAGCAATCATATCAGCATCTACTGTATGAAGAAAAGGAATTGGGCCTGGTGCAATCTCTGATACTGAACGAACAGCATTCCAGTGACCACCAACCCCACCACCTTTTACTGATAACCATCTTAATTCAGCAGTGTGTTCAATAAGTCCTTCTAAACTATCTGGAACATATGATAGGAAACATGAAATGGGTAATGCTTTAATCTTTTCTTTTGGTAATACTGCATTTGATAAAACTGGCGATGCATACATAAACCAATTTTTACTAGCAGCATCATAAATTCTTTGTGCAAGTTTTTTATCTCCGAATGAATAACATGCAGCTGCTCTTGCAAATGCATGTTGAGGTGATGGTTCATCATCTCTACAATAATAATCTAATAATAGTTTTGATGATTGGTCTGATAAATTATCATCTCTTGATAGATCAATGTTGATCCCTTGATAAACTTTAGACATTTTGTTTACTCCATTGAGAAAATTTGATCTTAGCGGTCAAACCTTGATATGTGTTATCTTTAATTATTTTTGTGATTTCTTCTTTTGTCCGTCCTGCTAGTATCATATCGTTTATATCCTTCTCTCGTACATTATCTGGCCACAAAACAACTTTGTAATCCAAATCTATTATCTTTCTAATTCTTTTTAGTATCTCAATGCCTCGTCTTTCATTATCAAATATAATTACTTTATTGTCTTTGTCTAATTTAGTAAAATCAGCACCAGCAACAGCAATACAGTTATCTAGGAACAAACTATCTATGGGGCCTTCAACTACATAAGTTAATTTATTTTTTTGTAGTTGGTGTAGTCCATATATATTATCCTTATCTTCATTCAAACTGATAGTGATATACTTAGGTGTCTCCTTACCAAACGCTCTTCCTTGAAGAGCAAACATATTATTTTCTTCATCAAAGAATGGAATGACCAATCGTGGGTGATCTCCACCTAAAGATGAAAACTTATTAGGAATTAAAGTATTTACCCATGTAAAAAACTTGGGTGCATAAAATAATTCAAAATGTTTATTAGTGGGTATCTTACGACTTTCTACCCATCTCTTAACTGGATGATTAAATCCAAGTTGAGAAATCTTTTTAAGTTTAGTCAGAGGAGGCATACCCTCTTTAGTTCTCCTCATAAACTTAGGTTTTTGAAACTTACCTATATCATACTCCTCTTTGTCTGGAGTCTTTTTGTAAGTCTCTAGTATATAGTCTTTATGAACGCTCTCATCGACAAAAGATAGTAAATTTTTTAAACTTTTTCCTACCCCACAGTTGTGACATTTGTACACAAGGTTTTGTTCCTTACGGAATATAAAACCTCTTGCTTTAGTTGATGATTTATGAGAATCGCCACAGTATGGACATCTAAAATTCCAGAGGAAATCCCCCTTCTTTTTAAAGTGTGAAAGTTGGCTTGATATAATATTGACGTATTTAATTTCATTGAACATAGTATGACTATACACCAAAAACTATGCAGAGTCAAGTACTATTTTGAATTTTGTTGATTAAAAAGTTCAAACAGTGTCTTAACCTTCTCACCAAGTACAATTATAGCGTAATGCATCTTTGCAAGTACTATTACCAATGTAACAAACCCAACTAATATGAGCAACTCGAAAGAATCTGCCATGTTTTTCCTATAAATTTAAATTTATTAACTTATGTAAAATAAAACCAGCAACAATAGAACCACCAATTAGTACATGTCTCCACTTCTCCAGAACACCCACTCTGTCGTTAATATCACTCTTTAATGTATTAATCTTCTCTGTTTGTTCTGTATGTTGTTTAGACATTAAATCCATTGTTTCTCTACTCTGATCAGATATCCTCTTATGTAAAAGTTGTATCTGTTCTGAAAAGTCATTTCTTCTGGATTCTATCGCTTTATTTAATTCTGTCTGTTCTTCTTCTTGTCTGGATAATTTCTCTTCGTGTACAGCAAGCATACGATTTATGCTGTTAGAAACATCTGAAATTTTGTTTATTGCTGTATCTAATCTCAAATGTATTTGTTTGATATCAGATATCTCTTTTTTTAGTATCTCTACTTCTGTTTCTAAACTCATTTATTTGTCTCTCTATATTTTCTAATCTCTCTTTCAACTGTGGAAACTTTTGCATCTGTTTCTCTTCAGCAGTAAGAATATTAAAGTTATACCTTTCGGCTGTCCAATTATAAAATACATCAACCTTTGTATAAAACCAAACTCCGAACTTAGTTTTTTTAAACCACGTTGCCGATGCATCTCCTATGATGCTAGCAGCAATTGCTTTAAGTAAAAAGAACCAAATAGTCATTAAATCGCCTCTCTATAGTATTTATAACATGTCAAACTTTTGACAGATATCTTTATTTGACTAGAAATATAGTTAATATTTTGACGTTATTCTTTAGCAGATGCAGGCCAACGTCCAAACATTCTTACTGCATAGTACGAGGAATATATTTTCCAACTAGAGACTTTTGGTTCAGCAGATTTCATTCCATCTAAGAATACACGATCTGAAAGATATCTTGCTTTTTTCCATGTTGCCTTATCTGATTTTCCACCACCATGCCACCAAAAATATCTAAGTTTTGCATATAGATGATCGTGAATCACAGCTGCCCGAGCAACATCCCAAGGTGAAATGAAAGCCCAGATTGCTCTTGGAACAGAGGCGAGGTCTGTTACCATACCTTTACCACATGTTACTCTGCCTGTACCTTTACCAGTATCGACCACACTTGCGCCACACTGTGACAAAATTGCAACATCTTCATTGTTTAGTTCTTCGCTCTCAAATGACAATAGTTTTTCTAAAACCCAACTTTTAGGTGGTGTAAATTCAGCAACTAATTTACCATTAAACTTTCCCATAGTTAGTCCTTTCCCTTTGGTTCATCCGTCACAGCTTTCTGATAATAGATGATTATTTCTTTTTGTTGTTCAATATATCTTCTCAACTCTGCCATGTCTAATGCCAAGTTCTCATATGATGGAACAGACATAGCATAAAAAACGTAATCACCATTTTCTTTTGTAAACTTCTCTTTAAACTCTTCATAGTTTTTTTCTGTAACCACATAGAATTTAACTGGAAGCATTTTAACTGATTTAGGCATAGGTTTTACATCTATTACTGGTTTAACAACCTTAGTAATAGTTACTATTTCCTTTTCAGGCATCCAACTACAACTACTTAGTATTAGTAATAGACTCGAACATGTCAAGAACCTTTTGAGATGCATCATTTATCCTTTTTTGTGTTTCTTCTGGTTTGTTAAGAGATGCGGCTGGTAAATCTATTTTACTTAGTTTCTTCCTAAGTGTATTACCATACTTCTCTGCATCTATCAACTTTGAAGATAATTCTTTATTTAAC